CGATGGCAGGAGCATCTTCTTCGGCAAAATCCTACGGACAATCCGCAGAGGAGACGGAGGTTGCTCTGCTTCGTCTGGCACAGCAGAATGTCACAGGTTCTGAGGCAGCGACAATGCTGAACAGGACCATGACAGACCTCTACGCACCTACGGATGAAGCCGCCGCCGCACTGGATGAGCTGGGCGTTTCTGCTTATGACGAAGAAGGAAAAGCAAGAGACCTGAGTGATGTTCTTGCGGATCTGCAAACCGCAACCGCAGGAATGACGGACGAGCAGAGAAATGCCAGGCTGAACACTATCTTCACGACCAATGGTCTGCAAGGTTACAACAAGATGTGTGCCTCGTCAGCAGAGCAGACAGAAGAGTTTGCATCTGCGTTAGAGGGCGCATCTGGTTCGGCAGAGGAACAGGCTAAGACCCAGCTGGATAATCTCAATGGTCAATTAACTCTGCTGAAATCTGCACTTGAAGGACTTCTTATCGCAATTGGCAACACATTGATGCCAATCATCGAAGCCGCCGTCACTCACTTGCAAAGTCTTGTTGAGTGGCTGAATGGTTTGGATGACACAACAAGGGCGATTATCGTTACTGTTGCCGGAGTTGTCGCAGCGATAGGTCCAGTGCTTATTATCTTTGGCACGATTGTCGAGAAGGTCGGATTTGCCATGACGGCGCTGAAGAGCCTGAAAGCATTAATCGTCGGACTTGAGGCGGCGACAGTTGCTCCTATCCTTGCAATCGTGGCGATCATTGGCGTACTTGTGGCCGCGTTCGTCCATCTCTGGAAAACGAACGAAGGATTCAGGAACAATATCATGGCAATCTGGGAACAGATTAAAGGTACGGTTTCTGATTTCGTTGAACGTTTTCAGGAGCAGATGGAGATTCTCAAACCTTACTGGGATGCTTTTGTCGAAGGCTTAAAAATCATTTGGGACGCTTTTTGCCAGATTCTTGCGCCTGTCATTGAAAGTTCGTTCCAGGCGATACAAATTATCATCGAGACAGTGCTTGGAGTGATTTCTGGCATCATCGATGCTTTTATTGCTCTCACTCAGGGCGACTGGGACGGCTTCTGGCAAGCAATTTCTGGAATTGTCGATACTGTATTCGCAGGAATCCAAGCGATAATCCAGAACAACATGAACATGATTCAGAATGTCATTTCCGTCATCTGGTCGATGATCAAGGCGAAAGTGACGTCAGTGCTCAACGCCATCAAGAGCGTGATTTACAACATCTGGACGGCGATTGTGAATAAAGTCACAGAGGTCGTGAACAACATCATGACCACGGTGACGAATATCTGGAACACGATAAAGAACACGATCCGAAATGTCATGCAGGCAATCCAGAACACGATTTCTTCCATCTGGAATACAATCAAGAGTCTGGTATCGACAGCCGTCAATACAATCAGCAGTACGATTTCAAGCGTTTTCAACAGCATCAAATCGACAGTAACATCTATCTGGAACGGAATCAAATCAGCAATTACGGGACCTATCAACGATGCAAAAAACACTGTTTCTAGTGTGATTAGTTCTATTAAGGACACCATTAATAATTGCTCTTTGAAACTGCCGAAAATCAAACTTCCTGCAATGCCTCATTTCAGCATCTCAGGTTCTTTTAGTCTGAATCCTCCGTCAGTACCACACCTTTCGGTTGACTGGTATGCGAAAGCGATGGGCAACGGCATGATTCTGTCATCTCCTACCATTTTCGGGATGGCAAACGGAAATCTGTTAGGAGCAGGAGAGGCAGGCCCGGAGGCGGTTGTCGGCGTATCCAGCTTACAGAGCATGATTCAGAATGCTGTCGCAAACAGTGGAATGAATGCAAAAGAAATGTACGCAGCTGTCAAAGCAGGAATGGAATCGGCGGACGTAACTCTCATTATTGGCGAAAGGTCCGCTGAAAGATTTATGCGTGATTCGGGGGTGGTTTTCTCATGATAGTCAGTGTGACATACACATCGGCGGACGGAAAAAAGTTCGACCTCCGAGGCACTGCGCCGAAAATCAAGGAAGCGTCCTTTCATAAATTTGCATGGGAGGCAGGGGTTACCAAAAAGCAATACGGTGACCGGGTTGATTCTTGGACAAAGAAATCCATTGAATACGAGATGAAAATCCATGTCTATGGGGATTTGAAGACGAGGAAAAGATGGCTGAATGAGTTTCATTCGGCTATCGATTCCGATGTTTTCAACGAGAATCCTGGGATTTTGACATGGGGAAAATCCTACATCTATTGTTTCATTCGTTCCTCTGAAACCTATCCAGACGAAAGAGGGACGTTTACTGTCAACGATATTTCCATTTACTGTCCTGATCCTTTCTGGATTCAAGAACAGGTTCTCACTGTTGAAGCTGCGGAGGAGACCTCCCGCATATCGACAGACAAAGGATACGCATCGACATATGGATATCCTTACAGTTATCGGAAGGTCGTGCAGCCTCCTTACTTGAACATCGACCATTATGCGGACAGTGACTTCAAAATGATTGTCTACGGTCCTGCGCCTTCGGTTAATGTCAATATCGGAGGAAATCAATACGCTGTCGATTATGCGATTGAAGATGGAGAGGTCATGATTATTGACTCCAGAAGCACTCAACCGCCGGACAGGCATGCGTACATCGTTGGCGCAGGAGGCACGATGCTCAATGTTTTCGATTATCGAAAAGCAACAAGTCTCCTTCTCAAAAAGATTGCTCCAGGCATTGTGCCTGTCAGCTATTCCCGTACATACCGCATTGATCTAATTATCTACAAGAGGAGGAGTGAACCTTTATGGGATACGAATTAATCATGCTCACACCCTCCCTCCATGAGATAGGTCCTTGCGACTATGACGGGGATTTTGAAATAGGCTATCCAAGTTCAGCGACCAATACTTTCCAATTCTCAGGAGTTTTCCCTTCCTCCTGCGGCGGAATGTATATTCCGGGTTCTGAATTTGGTGGCCTATTTGAATTTCATTACGAAAAGACCGGGCAGAAAGCTGTCACAAAGAAGGGATACACATGGAGAGGTTTATTAAATCAATCCATCATAATTCCAGACACCGGGCAGGATTACAAAATCGTTTCTGGAGATGCGAATGCCGTCATTAAGAGTCTCTTGCAGAATCTTCTTGGCGGTTTTTTCTACGTCCCAGACACGTTATCAGGAATCACAGTGACCAGCTATAAATTCCCTTTGTACAGCACGACTTTGGACGGAATCATGACGATGCTCGATGAGCATGATGCCAGGTTGTATATCCATGCCGACAAAGTCGATGCAGGAGAGGCAATCAGGGTCACTGCCGAAGCGGTTAAGAAAAGCACTCTCATCGGAACACTCTCAGAAGATTCTCCTGTTCCTCTCACCTATACGGATAACCAGATGGGAATCAATCATTTGGTGTGCATGGGTTCTGGGACACTCCAGAACCGCCTGAGAGTTGATTTGTATGTCGATGGAAACGGAAAAATCGGCACGACAAAATACTACACAGGATTCAAAGAAAGAACAGCTTTTTACGATTACTCCTCCGCAGGAGATGCGGCTACTCTCACATCTTACGGAAAGAAGAGATTAAAGGAATTGATGTCCGGCGCATCATTGCAAGTGGATTCAGTAAGCGAATCGAATGAAGTCGGTGATTTGATTTCGGGATTCGTTAATTCAACCTCTGTCACAGTTCCAATCGAAAGGAAAGTCCTTTCTGTGAGCGGAGGACAGTACAAAACGACCTACAGACTAAAAGGAGGTGGATGATGGCAACATTAGTAACAGCTGAGGGGTATGAAGACGTTTATGCCCAGTATGATGCAGACCTCTATTGCGGTCTGTCAGGCGGAGGAAGATTAGAGACAGGCGGGAAGATGGCATACTCCATTCCAGACGCGAATGTCGTTCGGATCGCAGACGGAATGCTCATCACAGAGGAAGGCAGAACAATCATCATTCCTGTCGGTTCGTATGATGACTTCCAGATACCTGTGGGCGCAACAGGTGTGACATCTTACTACATTCTGGGATATCGACTCTACACGAACGGAAGCAATGTCAGAGTGGCAGAGCAGTTTGTTTACACAGCATCGAGCGCAACAGATGTCCCTCAGAATTCTGGCACTCTGAGAGATGGTGCTATCCAGTATTATGTCTCTGTGTACAGAGTAAAACAGGCGGGGCTCACTATCGACACTGTGACTCCTCTCATCGGCATTCTGCATCCCCTTGCCTATATCGACACACTGGAATCAGCGCTGAATACTGCTGCAGCCACAGCTAAATCCTACACTGATGCCCAGCATCTCCATCCCGGCCGGACCGATGTCCTGACGCCTGTCTGCTTCGGACATATTACCAACAGCAAAAAGACCATCGAAGTCATGGTACCCCTTAAAAAGACACTGGGCAGTGATGTGTCAGGCATCAGCGTCTACAGTCTTTATGCCACCGTCCGGCAGACCGGTCCCGGCTATCTGTACGGCGCCGCGAACAGCCCCAAAGCGATTGACCCGGCGCACTGCACCGTATAC